GGTCTTCCCCCGAAACAGCCGACGTCATGTTGATCTGAAGGGCCGTGGAGCTTCCCAGGTACCCCGCAGGCGGGTTCATGCCGCCGGCGATCGACAGGGCCGAGTGCGGGCCGTGAGCCCACTGCGTCGCGTCGCTGGTGTTCTTCGCCGCGAGCGGAAGCAGCTCCGGGCCGTACGGGCGGCCTGGCGTGTAGGCGCCGTTCCAGTTGTCGAACTCGATCGTTGCCGTACCGGTCTGCACCTGGTCCAGCTCGGTCGAGCGACCGCGCTGAGTATCGATCGCCGTAACGTCCGAGCTGACATCGGACCACTGAACGGCCTTGTCCCCGGGAAGGCCGGTCCAAGAGACGTGAACACCGAGTGTTGTAGCCATAGCTAGAAGGCCCCCACGCCGAAGCGTGGGGGCCGTTCACCCCTCCCCGTAAATTGATGCTTAGACGATGCCCGTAAGGCCCGTCTTGCCGCCGTTCTGGCGGCCAATCTGGCGGATCTGGTCACGGATCGCCGTAGCCATGTTCTTCGCGAAGTCCCGCTCAGCCTGAATGCTCCCCGCCACGTTGATAGTGACGTTCACGGCCGGGCCTTGAGAGCCCGTAGCGGGCCCCTGAAGGCCCGTAGATCCCCAGAGCTGGCCCGCGTTGCGGGCGTTCATTGCTGCCGCCGCAGCGGCCGTCTGAGACTGTTGACGGAACGCCGCCGAGAACTTGCTAGCCGGAACATTCACCATGCCCACGATGGCTTCATGGGCTCCCTGCGCCTTGTCCTGAACGCCGTTGATGAAGCCCTGTGCGGTGTGACCGCCAACCTCCATGAACAGCCTGGAAGGCGACTTGATGCCAAGGAACGACAGGGCGCCGTTATAGGCGTCCTTGATCGCGCCCACCACGGCATCCTTCACGCCGGATGCCATGTTCACGACACCCTGAATGAAACCCTTCATCATCTGAGTACCGGCGTCGAAAAGCCACGTGTTGATGTCCCAGAAGAAGCCAAGGATCGTCTTGTTGAGCCCCAAAAACCACTTCCAGGCCCCCACGGCGCCCTTAGTGATTCCGTCAAGCAGGCCGCTCAGGATGTCCACACCGGACTGTACAAGCCAGACGTGCGCCTTAACGAGGTATCCGAACATCTTTCCCGGAAGCTCAACAAACCAGGTCATCAACCGGCCGGACCAGTCAAGGAAGTTCCGCCACTGCTCAGTGACGAAGTGAGAGAAACCGTTCTTTACGTCCAACCAGCCTTGAGACCAAAGCTGTTTGACGCCCTCGATGGACTTGGACCAAAGCTTGGTGATGTTGTCCCACAAGCCGGTCATGAAGTCCCAAGAGTCCTTGAGTGGCCCCGTGATGGCGTCACCAATGGCCTTGAACCCCTCAACGGCGAACTTCAGCAGCTTGCCGAAAATAAGCGTCTCGACAAGGCCCACGATGGCGTTGAAGATCCCGGCAACCATCTCCTTAATGCCGGTCCAGGCCTTAGACCAGTTGCCCGAGAAGACGCCCGATATGAAATCCAAAAGCCCTTGGAAGAACTCGATAACGCCCTTCACGACAAGGAACACGCCGTTCAGGAAGCCCTTAACCGCGTCGATCAGAGGGCCACCGAACACGTTCAGGACCCACTGAAGCACAGGCTTCAGGATTTCGAAAAGGCCCGTTAAGGAGTCGATCAGGGTAAGGATCAGCTTTCCCAGGTCCGAGAAAAGCGGCTGCATCTTTTGCCAGGCCCAGTCGAGCAGCGGAATGATCTTCTTGTCAATCCACTCCGCAAGCATCGCTAGAATCGGCTGAAGCTTAGACCACATCTTGTCGATCTTCGGAACAAGCTCAGTAGCGATCCACTCAGACAACCGCTTGAACGCCGGAACAATGTCCTTCTCGACGAACTTACCGATGTCCCGAAGGATCGGGCCAACGTCCTTCCCCAGGTCCTTAGCGATCTTCAGAACGACAGGCGCAAGCGCCTCGAAGATCTTCAAACCGTCCTTCATGATCGGGACCACGTCCCGCTGAATGACCCGGCCGATGCCCTTCAGCTCCGGAATCAGAACGCTCCGGATGAAATCGCCCAGACCCGCGAACAGCTGGGACGCGCCCGAGCTGCCGCCCGTGCCGCCGCCAGACATGCCCTTAGAGAACGCGTCCCACGCCTGAGAACCGAACTTGCCGAACTTCTGCAAGGCGCCCGGAAGGGCATCAACCATCGGCTGTAGGAAGGCTGCGAGCTTCGGTGCGGCCTGCATGTAGAGGTGCTGAACCGTGGATTCCACGGTGGCCCGCAGCTCGTTGAACGTACCCGACAGGCCGTGAGACTTGGCCTGCGCGATCGCGCTGGCCTCGCCCGTGCGGTTCATCAGAGCGATGTACTTCTGAAGGCCGCCGCCACCCTGGCGGATAGCCGCAAGGATCGGCTCCACGCCGCGAGCACCAAAAATGTTCTTCAGGTACGGCGCGACCTTCTCAAGGCTGTGCGAGTCCAGGCCCTTGCCGAACTTGTCTTGAAGCTGCTGGAAGATGTCCCCCAAGGGGCGCATCTTGCCGGAGGCGTCGAACGCCTCAAGGCCAATAGCCTTCATCGACTTGGACGCCGCCGCCGTAGGCGCCGACATGTTCAGCAGCATCTGACGGAACGCCGTACCGGCGTTGGTGCCCTGGATACCGGCGTTCGCATACATGGCCATGACGCCGGCAGTGGTCTGCAAGCTGATGCCGTAGTCGTGAGCCGCGACGCTCACGTACTTCAGGCCATCCGCCATGTCCTGAAGCGTCTGCGTACTCGTGTGAGTCGCGTTCGTCAGCGTGTCCGCAACCATGGTCGCGTCCGTGGCCTTCAACCCGAATGCGTTCAACATCCGGGTCATTTCCTTGGCCGACTCCGAATAGTCGGTGTTGGTGGCCTTAGCCAGAGCCATAGTCGGCTCAAGCTCAGTCATGGCGTCCTTAGAGGACGCCCCGGCCTTAGTCAGCTCGTACAACGCCCCTGAGGCGTCCTCGACCGTCTGCCCCATCTTCGCGAACTCTGGGGACATGCTGTACAGCTGGTTCTCAAGGGTCTTCATCTGACCCGTTGTCGAATGCGTGAACGCCTGAATGGCGTTCAAGTTCTGCTCGTAGCCCGAGCCAATCTTGTAGAACTCGTCAGCGACGAGCGCAGCGGCGCCGACAGCGCCAACCGCGAACAGGCCGATTCCCTTAGCGGCGCCCCCCAAGGCGCCCATAATCCCGGAGCCGTGGCTATCCGCCGCGTGGTGAGCGCCCTCAAGGCCGTGCGACAACTCCCCGAGGGCAGTAACCGCGCCCAACGCGTCACCCGCGATGATGACGCGGAGAATCTTCTCACCAGCCGCCACGGTTTCCCCCCGAATCCCGTAGATACTTCGCATGGGCGAGGTACACGCGGTACTCGCCAAGCGTTAACGTGCGGATTTCGGCCGGAGTCCAACCATAGAACTGGGACAAGAGAGCCCAGTCCTTAAGCCGTTCCAGCCTTACGCGTTTCCCTCCGCGTCCGCCTCCGTGAAGTTCAACTCGGTGACCTTCACGTTGCGTGCGTCGTCCAGGGTGAACGCCGGGTTGTCACGGCGCTTAGTCAGATAGACCAGCGCCTTAATCACGGTGATAGAGAGCTGCGCCTCACGCAGTGGACGGCCCTTAGCGTCCTTCTTCTGCTTGCCGTTCTCGTCGAGAACCGGCTTGGCCGCTAGCGCGTCCTGAAGCTGCATGCCGGTGATGTTCTCGAAGTCCTCAAGGTCACCGATGGACAGGTCTTCCGGGTTCAGGTTCAGAGCAGACATGAGAAACCCCCAAAGTAAAAGGCCCCCGCGCGGGACGGGGGCTAGTCAGTCGAAACGCCGGAATCGGTAACGTGGAAACCGGCAACGCGCATCAGCGCCAGCATCGAAGCCATGTATTCGGACTCAACCTTGGCCTTCTGTTCCCGAATGGCCGGGTACAGGAAGTAGCCCACGCCGCCGGCAGGGCCAGACTCCTTAACCCACTGGTTGCCTGTCCAAGGCTTGAACTGGTTGTAGCGCTTAGCGCCGAACTCGGCGCCAAACGCGAACGGCATACCGCGCCCAAGGCGCACAGACGCCTGACGGGTAGCCTTAGACGTGGCCAACGACCCGGCCGCCTTAGCGGCAGTAGAACCGATCGAGTTGGCCTTAGCGGCGGCGGCATCCTTAACGATGTCCGCCGCCTTCTTGTTCACGTCCGCAACCTGCTTAGCAACCTCCGGGGCAGCCACTTTCACCTGCGCCAGAAACTCATACAGGCCTTCAACCTGAATCTTCTGTGAGAAGTCGTTGCTGTAGTTGCTGGTGAACTGCTTACCCCGGGACGCCATTACGGCGTCAGGTCCTTCGACGTGTACACGATCGTTATCGGCTGTGTAGTGCCGTCGTCCATGACAGACCCGGTGAACGAGATTTCCGGAATCTTCGCCCCGTCGATGTGAGGCGGGCCCACGTCGAAACGGGCCTGCGGAATGGTGATGGACAGGCCGCCACCCTGCGGGGTGGTGAAGTTGGCCGTGATCGCCGCGGTGGCCCCGGCGTTCGTCAAAGACGCAACCCGGTTGAACTGAGTCATGCCGTCGAACTCGCCCTTAAGCTCCCAAGTCAGCTTTCGGTGTTCCTGCTCAAGCGGCTCCTTCTTGAAGCCGTTGTTAGCCATGAAAAACCGGTCAACCTTCAGGGCGTTATCGCCCTTCAGCATCAGGTCGTGCGCAGCAAAGGAAGTGCCGCCAACCGTGACAGTGCCGCCCACGTAGGTGAACAGCTGAGACGCAACCGGATAGGTCGGAGTGGCCAGCGCCAGAGCGCCAGCCCCGGGGCCTATGTGCTCCTCCGCAAAGTCCATGTTCAGAGTCAGCTCAAGGATGCCGTCCACGGCAGCCGCCAACTCCCAGTTGTGAACCTTGCCCCCGGTGTACGTGAACGGCGTCAGGCCGCCGGACGTGTCGTAACGCCCGGCCTGCCAAGTCGTAGACAGGCCCGTCAGGGTGCCCAGCGTTGCCGTATACGGGGTGAACCCGCCCGTGGGTGTGCCCGTCGCGACAGCGCCGAGCATGTGCTTCAGCAGAAGTCCGAAGCCGGCATCCAGAACCTCAAGCTTCACGGAACCGTCCGCGCCCTTGAAGTTCGGCGCCCAACGGTCAGTGCGCAGCACCCGGTTACCCGCCCTGACGCCCTTAGCGTCGATGCGGGAATACTTCCCGCTGAAGCTCTCGGTCTGAAGCTCGAAGAACCGCGCCGGAGCAATCGGCGTGTCATAGGCGGTCTCTTCGGCCATCCCTAGAAAACTGTCGTGGACGCTATAGACGGTCATTAGCTCACACCCCCGTAGACGGCGTCAGAACAGCCGCAGGAACGGCCGCAGGAACGACGCTCACGGCCGGAGCCGGAGCCTGGATAGCCGGGGCCTCAGCAGGCCCCGCAAGGGCCGTAGGCGCCACGACAGGCGCAGGTGCAGAAGGCTGATCGGCAGTGAAGTTCTGAAGAAGCAGAGAAGCCGCAAGCTCGTCCGCGACCGGGACCGAAACCCCGCGAGTAAACACGGTGCCGTCAGGCGCGGTAACCGCCGTGAACGGGCCCGTGTAGGTGATGGCCGTAGCCAAGATGAACCCCCCGATTAGACGCGCGCTATGACGCGCAGTTCCCCGTGAACCTGCCCCACCCAGCGGTCATCCGCAGGGAACGAAAGCAGCTTGCCGGGGTTGTAGATAGACGAGACGACATAGGCCAACCCGAGACCCGGGTTGGCCTTGAAGAACTGCTCAAGACGCTGGTTGATGGCCGCTGCTTGAGACTCCGCCTCGAACGAAGAAGACGCCGTTAACATCACCTCGGAAATCAGATCCAAGGTGAAGATTTCCTGCTTGGTCTTAAGGGTCTTCCAGTCCTCGTTTTCCCAGCGGATGCCGCCGAGAAGCACCCACTGTTGAGGCTGGTCCCTCGGGTCTGGCCCCCAGACGATGTCAATCCCGGTGAGCCCGGGATCGGCCTGCAAGGCGGTCTGAACGGCCGCCTTAACCAGAAGCGCGTTGGTGCTGTTGTTGCCGGTCATACCGCCACCACGCCCTTCGGGGCGATCGTGTAGCGGGCAAGAACCGCGTCCACGTCAGGAATGCCGGTCTGCCACACGCCACTGCCCGGCGTAGCCAGAGTGAACGAACCGCCCTCGGTGGCGACGAAGGACGTTGCCCGGTCGGGGATGCCGGAGGCGACAGACGCCAGGATGAACCGGCCGCGCTGTACAGCAGCCCGATACAAGTCGTTAGGGACGTGCTGGAACCCGTATTCGTAGGTGACAACCGTCAGGCCCGGCCCTGGCGTGCCAGAGCCGATCGAGCCATTCCACAACTGTGTGAGCGTCGCCGCTTGAAGCGTCGGCAGCCCCGTAACCTTGCCGATCGGGTCAAGCTGAAGCATCGTCACGTCCTGCGCGACACCATCGATCGTGACCGAAACCAGCTTGGTTACGTCCGCGTGCGGCAGAAGCAGAAACCCCGTGTTGTCGAGCGTCGTCGTGTACGTGTCACCCTTAGGCACGAACGACCGGCCGCAGATGCGGGCGAACTCGTCAGTGACCGCGCTACGCGCGGCGCTGAGCGCCGCAGTGGGGAACTTCGACGTGTCGGAGAAGGCCCTATCCGCCGCCCTCAGATCGGGCAGGTTGAACAGGGGAGAACCGATAACGTCAATCTGTGTGGTCTGCGAGAGGGAAGAGCCCGCCCACGCCACGGTGAGTGTCCCTAGCGCCGTCTGCGCCGGGATGGGGAACGAGTAGACACCTGTTGAAACGCTTGTGGCCGCGCCGGAAGCAACAGACGTGCCGGCCTGGTTAGTAACCGTGACCGTGACGGCCCCGGCGTCTACGGCCGTCTCATCCGTCATGAACGTGGCACTAAGCGTTCCCGAATAGCCGCGAAGAAGAGACAACCGAACCCCCTCGGGAAGAAGAAAGGGGCAGGGCCGTTAAGCCCTGCCCCTACGAATCACTTACCGAGCAGGGTCTTGAGAGCGCCGGTCGTGTCCGACAGGCCGCCGTCACCACGCCAAGTCACCTTGTACGACACCAGGTCGGAACCCCAGCCGTACTCGAAGCTCTTCTCAACCTGAATGCCGTTGACCTGACGCACGTAGTACGTGTTGAAGTCGCCGAACAGGACACAGTTATTGCCGGTGGCGACAAGGGGCATGTTGATGTCAGTGACAACCGGCTTGCCCATCAGCACGTCCGGGGCGCCGGACACAAGGCCGGGCTGCCACAGGTACTGGCCGTAGGCGTCTTTGACGCCGCGCAGCTTGCCCACGGTGGCGTCAGCCATCAGGAACTTAGCGCCGCCCCGGTAGGCGTCGATCACGCTGTAATACAGCGCAATGATGTCATCACCGGAAATGGCACCGATGGTGCCCATGGTCGTACCCACGTTGGCCGCGACAGCGGCCGTCAGAACGCCGCTAGGCTGGCCGCCGGCACCGGTACCCACCAGAAGGTCATGGGCGACCTGACGGCCCGCCATGATGCCCGCCTGCTGAGCGATGAAGCCTGCGATGTCAATCCCGGAGTCTTCAACCATCTCCTTGCTGACCTGCACGATCACGCCATACTTGTGGGCGCCCAGAGTGAATTGGTTGAACGCCGCGTCACTGGTCGGGAAAGTGGTGTTCTCCGCGACCGTTGCGACGGTCGGCCGCGCAGTCAGACGCGGGAACGTCATCGGGTTGCCGGACTGGGTCGTGATGATGGTCGGACCGGCCTGCCACACGCCGATACTCGGCAGCATGTATTCCAGCACCCGAGCAACAAAGGTGGTCGGAATCGTAGCGCCAGCGTTGGCCGCAACGCCGGTAGTCGCAACGCGGGACTCAGCGCCATTCAGCGCCGCTCGGGCCTCCTCGCCCGGCCGGATGTACAGGTCATTGCCGATGGTGATTGACTTGCCGTAGTCCAGGCCCCGAATCTCCTCGGACAGGCTCTGTCCCTGCGCCTGGCGGCCCTGGTCGCCGGAGAACACGCCGGGCTTCGCGCCCAGAGCGATAGCGCGCTGACGCAGCTCCGCAGCGTCCCGCTCCCGCTCGCCCTCCTCCACGATCGAACGGGCCTCAGTGCCCAGCCGGTCAAGGTCCGCGTCCATCCGGTCCAGCTGGCTCCGCTGCTCTGCGGTCGGCTGCTCGCCCGCCTTCACGACGTCGGTAACCGCCTTGCGCTGCTCGAAAATCTGCGCCCGCTGAGTCAGCAGGGCTTCGGCCTGAGCCGCGTAGTTAGTCAAGGTATTGCCTCCCCCTAGGGGCCGCCTTAGCGGCATACGAAAGAGGCCCGCCCCCCGTCTATTCGGGGCGAGCCTCTGAAGTGATGGAGCCGAGCGCCTTAGGCGCGACCCCTAAGCCGAATCGCCCGAAGGGCGGTCCGAAGAACGTCGTTGCTGTCCGGTGCCGGCGGAATCGGATTCCAAGAACCCGCCATGTCGTCGGCAGTGAGGTCCCAGCCGCGGGCCTCACACGCGAACTGAAGCGCCCTGGCGGCGCCCTGAACACCCGATTCGGTGTCCTCATAGGCCGGGTAGGTCACGGGGCTGACGTCGAGTAGGTCAACGTCGATCAGGGTCCGCAGGCGGCCCCGGCCCTCCTTCTGCCAGTCGTCCAGGCGGACGCGGAAGCTGAAAGACGACTGTGTGACATCCCCGCGCTGCATCGACTCGGCGAGGTCCCGCGCGTAGGACGTATCCGGGGCGTCCACCTCGTAGTGAAGGCCCGTGGTGTCCTCGGAGAGCTTCAGCGTGCCCGCCGCCGTGCGGCCCAGGATCAGGCCCGGATTGTGGTTGATGAGCGCTCGCACGTCCTGGCCCTCGTTGAGGGCGCGTCCGAACGCGCCACCTCGGACGGTTTCGATGAAACCGCCCAGGTCGTGACTGCGGGTGTCGAATTTCGCGGCGTAGCCCTCGAAAGTCCACTGGTCCCCGGTGTTGGTGATGTTGAACGCGGTATCCACAGACCGCCGCTCAAGAAGGCTCATCGCTTCCCCTTCGGTGCGTTTGCTGTCGGTTGTCGGGGAGGCTGTTGCTGGTCCTTCTGACCCTGAGGGCCGTCCGGCGCCACTCCGTCCTGAGTGGCCGGAGGCGTGTACTCGAACGAACCGGCGTCGCCGCCGTCAACGGTGTCCGGCTGCTTGTTCTTGTCGCTGTACGTCGGCAGGTTCTCGTCAATCCCGATGACGTTGACCGGCCGGAACCACTGGTCACCCTTGCCGCCAGGAATCGGCGGTTCGCCCTCTTCGGCGCGAACCTCATCCGGCGACTTGATGCCGTTCTGAATGGCCAACGCATGCGCCTGATAGCGCTCGGAAAGCTTCGCCCTCATGCGGGCGTCCATGTTGAAGCGCATGGTCTGAAAGCCGGGCAGGAGGAACGTTGAAATGGCCTGCTCAACGCGGGCCGCCCACGGGTGGAACGTGTCCTGTGCCAACTGGTAGTTCTGCTCTTCAACGCCCTTGCCCCAAGACGACGTGACCGCCGGGTCAACCCGGTACGCCGGCACCCTGTAGAACAGGGCAATATCGGCCTTGGTGAAGTTCCGTGTCTGCAAGAACTGGGACTGCTCGGGGGTGATGGTGATCGGGTGCCAGGTGGCACCACCGGTTAGAACGCCCACGGCGTGGCTGTTGGCCACGCCCTGATGGCGCTTCATGAAATCCTCTTTGAGGCGCTTAGCCTCATCGGGGTTCATCTTGCCTGCGGTCTGAATGATCCCGGACATGTAGGCACCCTGAGAGAAGAACCGCGCCCCGAACTCCTCAGTCACCATGCTGACGCCGATAGCCTGCCGGGCCGCCTCAAGCGGGCTAAGGCCCGTCAAGTAGCCGGGCATCGACATTGCCGGAATGTGAAGGATCTCGGTTGAGTCCATCGTGGTCCCGTTAACGTCAAAGAGGATGTCCGTAGAGCCCTGCTCCGGATACGGGTACACCCACGACGGATGAATGGGCCACAGTTCCACAATGTCGCCGTTGGCATTGCGCAGCGTGAAGATGTAGGCGTTGCCCGCGACAAGCAGTGACATGAAAACGCGCTGCCAGAAGTCAAACGGGGTCATGCGGTAATTGGGCTTGCGCAGCCATGCCGGCGCCCGGACATAGTCCGTGGTGCCGTCCGGGTATTCCTTGTAGATCTGGACCGGCAGTGACGCGATAGCGTCACAGATGAGCCCAACACAGTAGTAGACCGCCGAGACCTGCATAGCGGTCTGTTCGTTGACCTGCTTCCCCGAGTAGATCGGGTCATTGGCGAGGAACGCGTTACGGACCCAGTCAACAGGGGGCTGTGAAGACAGCCACCCGAGACCCCCCGTGCGCTTCTCGATACGAGAGAAGAGACTCACCGGTACTCAGGCCCCCGCTCAGCCATAGCATCCTGACCCTTCGGGGTCAGGGCCCAGCCCCACAGGGCCAGCAGAACGCCAAGCAGAATCCAGCCCAGAGGCGTATAGATCTGAGCCACGCCGTAG